GACGGGCCTGTCACGTTCACGCTGACCGCCAAGAAAACCTCCTGACCGGAGGCGTCCGTGGCAATCTCGCTCGGTCGTGACGTGGTGGTGACATTCGACGGTGGGAACGTCGCCGGCGTCCGTGATGTGCAGGTCAGCACGGCCGGCACAACCCGGGAGTTCACCCCGTTCGGGAGCCGGGCCACCGTCTCGTACCACACCGGCTACGGCGTGTCGATCAGCATCGACACAATCGACGACGCCGCGGCATCGACCGCCGTCGCGGCGGCCATCGCCGGCACCGAGATCGCAGTCGTGGCTGGCGGGTACTCGTTCACGGCGGTCGTGACCAACGTCAGCGATTCCATGCCCTTGGACGACGTTCGCGGGTATGTGATTCAACTGGCGAAAACCCAAGCAGGGCTCCGCTCATGAGAGAGTTCCGGGACGACCAGGGCAGGCCGTGGCATGTGTCGCTGACGGTGTCGTCGGCCAAGCGGGTGAAGGATCTGGTCCGCGTGGTGCTGCCGCCGAAGTCGGCCGACGAGACGCCGGCCACCGAGGCGGTGCCGTTCGATCTGATCGACGCTGGGGAGATCGCCCGCACCTTCCAGGTGCTGCGGTCAAACTTCTCCGCCGTCGGCGAGACGCTTGCCGCCCTGCTGCTGCCGCAGATCGAGGCAAAGGGGCTGACCAAGGAAGACTTCCTTGACTCGCTTCGCGGCGAGTCGCTCGAGCAGGGAGGGCTGGCAGTCGAGGAGGAGCTTGTCGGTTTTTTCCCCCCGCGCCTCCGCGGCGTGGTGACCTCGCTGTCGGCCCGGATGACGGAGCTGGCGGCCGAGGTCACCAAGCAGGCGGAGGCGGCACTGCGGACACCTGGGCCGTCATCTGGGAGTGCTGCGGCATCACCGGACTCGACCCCGACAACCGCACCCTCCGCGAGTTGATGGCGGCCCGCGATGCACGGCTGGAATCGGATTGGTGGCATACCGCACAGCAACTCAGCCAGTTTTACAACGCCAACCGCGGGCAGGGGAAACCGCCCATTGAGGCTGCAAAGTTCAACCCGTTCAGCAAGGCCCCACCGACACCGAAGAGAGAACCGACCCAGGCCGACCTCGAGATGCTGTTTGGCCCCGCCGGAGGATGACAGATGAGTGCGTCAGCAGTTCGCGGCGGGCAGGTCTACGTTGAGATCGGCGGCAATCCGTCCAAACTTCTCTCTGCCCTTTCAACGGTGAATACCAAGGTCGCAGACGTTGGCGCGACGATGGAATCGGTAGGCATGGGAATGGCTGCCGTAGGAGCAGCGATCGCCGGGCCGATTCTCGCTGTCGGTGGTGCGTTCGTCGAGAACACCATCGAAATGCAGAACATGAGAGCCGCACTGGGTGACATCGGGCGAGCCGTTGCAGAGGCAGTCGCGCCGGCGTTCATTGGGGCCGCCAACATCATCACCGATGCGTCAAAGGCTGTGGCAAAGTTCATCCGCGAGAACCAAGGCCTTGTCCGGTTGGCCGTTCTTGTCGGCGGCTACTACTTCGCCTGGGGAACGGCGATCTGGGCCGTTGGCTACGCGATGACATCGCTTTCCAAGACGATGGCATCGTCGGCCGCTCTCATCAGCGGATTCATTGATGCCATCAAGGGGGGTACTGTTGCCGTTGTGGCGTTTGCCACCAGCGGCCCCGTTCTCGCAGCCGCGGCGGTGCTGGCCGGTCTTGCCGGCGGTGCGGTCTTGGCCGGCGTCAATTTCCGCAAGCTGGCGGGCATCATCGGCGGTGCGTTTGGACAGCCGATCGCTAATCTCAAGGCCCTGTTCAACGACCTCAAGGGCACGGCCGACACGACCGTCGAGGGGATCTACCGGGCAATCGCTGCTGGCGATCTCAGGGCTGCGGTTGATGTTCTGTGGCTCGGTTGGCACGCGGCATGGGTGCGCGGCGAACAGGCGATCATGGGTTCGCTAAATCCGTTTATTGAAGACGTTCAAAATTCTATGTCTGAACTCGGGGTGAATATCGCCATCGCTTGGGATCAAGGATGGGCAAGTTTGGCTCAAAGCACATGGGGCAGCTACATCATTGCCTCAATCGACAACATCATGAACTACATGGAGTATCAGATAGACCACGGCGTGACGTTCTACAAGTACGCCTGGGCTGGTGCCCTGAAATTTGTCGGAATGAAAACCAAAGAGCAGTTCGCGCAGGAAAGAGATCAGTTGCTGAATGCGTTCAACGCAAGAGCACAGCAACGAGAAAAGGACCGGCCCGGATTTGCCGGCCGTGCCGGACTGACGGACGAGCAAAAGGCAGCAATCCAAGCGGAGGCCGACGCTCGCCAAGCGGTCATGATCGATCAACGCGACAAGCGGCAAAAAGAGTTGGCAGACCGCACGCAAGCGGATCTCAAAAGGCGGGCCGCCGCTGTGGCAGATGCGAATCAGAAGTTGCTTGACCGCGTCAATGGTCTTCCAGAGGTCAAGCGGTTCGAGGGCGGAGGTGGATTCAAAAGAAGGACGGAAAGCATCGGCACGTTTTCCGCGTTCGGCCTCGGGCAGCTCGGCACCGGCAACATCGACAAGCAGACGCTCGACGAGATCAAGCGCACGAACAAGCTGCTGGAAAAGCTAGTCGCCGGCGGCGTCGTTCCATGAGGAGAACCACATGCCGCTGACCTGGATCGAAGACAGCACAAGTCGATCCTCGACGATCTATCGTCTCGGTCGCCGCGATCCGTCCACCCGTTCGCGGGTGTGGAACGTGATCGGCACGTCGAACGAAGACATCCTTCATGCCGACGTAAACGCCAAGATCACGGCGCTGTACCAGTACTGGACTTACCCCGGGCAGCCGCTGGTCAGGCTGCGGGCGGAACAGTACACGGTCGATTACCAGGGGGACGACTCCTGGCTCGTCGCTGTCAACTACGAGAAGATGGGGGCGGACGATCCCACGCAGACCGCCCCTCTGAAGCGGATGCGATCGTTTGACACGACGGGCGGAACGCAGACCGTCACGCAGTGCCGCGCGATCATGAGTGGCGGCCAACTTGTGATGGGGGAAACCGTCTACGACAGCAACGGCAAGATGGGGCAGAACGCGCCGCTGATGGACGGTGCTGTCAACGTCGATGATCGCGGTGTCAACGGCGTAGACATCATCGTCCCGCAGTTCACTTGGACCGAATCGTACGACGTGCCATCCAAGTACGTCACGAACGCTTACGTTCGATCAATGCACCTGCTGACGGGAACGGTGAACGACGCGGCGTTCCGCGGGTTCAACAAGGGCGAGGTCTTGTTCGCCGGAATGACCGGCTCCCAGGACTGGGACAACCAGCGGGGCGACGGCCCGTTCTCGCTCTCGTACAAGTTCATTGGTTCCCCCAATCGCGGCAGCCCGGAAGTTCTCGGCGGCCTGCCAGCGGAGCCAATCGGCAACATCACCAGCTACGTCAAGTACGGGCACGACTACCTGTGGGTGAAGTACCAGTCGCTGGATGACCAGAACAACAACGTCGTGATTCGCAAGCCGATTCACGTCTACGTCAACAAGGTCTACCCCGACGGCGACTTCTCCAAGATCGGCATTGGTGTCGCATGAGCGGGCTGCCTGGCCGCATCACCCCGGGCCCGATCCGCGGGCAGATCTCCGCCCGGGCGTGGAACCGTGCCCAGGACGCCGCCGACATCGTCCTCGGGCAGCGTGACAACGGCACCGCCGAGGGCCCGTCCGCTGGCCCGTCCGCCTACACGGCGATCCTGGCGAAGAACGCCACCACCGGCCCGGTCCGCCGCTGGGGCGTCCTCTCCGTCGCCGGCGTGGTCTTCACCCCGTCCGGAGCCACCGGCAACGCCACACAGCAATTCCAAGACCAGCCGGTGCTCTCCGGCGGGCTGCCCACCGGTGGCTCAGCGTTCGTGGTGGCGGTCGAGCCGATCGCCGCCGGCAAGATCGGGCGGACCGCGGTCGCCGGCGTGGTGCAGACGAAGATCAACGTCACCGACGCCGGCCACGGGTTCGCCACGGCGAAGGACGGCGACCTCACACAGCTTTCGTCTGCGGCCAGCGGCGACGTTCAGATTCTCTGGAAGGAGCCGGGCACGGGTTCGAGCAAGTGGGCGATCGTGCGGTTCGGGGCCGGTGCGAACAACAACCGTCTCGGGAAGGTGTCGGGCACCTGGAGCAAGGGTGCGACGGCGAGCGTGACGCAGTGGAAGGGCGACGGGTCCGCACCGGTGAGCGGCCCCAGCGGTCCGCTGACGTTCACCGCGATCAACCGGGCCCAGACGGTGACGGGGCCGACCGGGGGCTACTGGGTCGGTTGCACGATAATCGACGGCACGCCACACCTTGATTGGAGTGAGTGCACATGATCCTTGGGGGCGGGTCGAATTGCCAGGGGTGTGGGTGTGGCGAGCCGCACCGGCAACCCCAACCCGCTACGTCGTCGCGGCGAGAGGGTGGACGGTGCCGTACATGTTCCGCCGCATAGCAGACGGCGATGGCTACAACTACATGCTACCGTCGATGTCAAGCGACGAGGGTACGTTTACCATCGGCACGGATGACACCGCATGGCAGGATGCTGGATGGTTCTGGG